AGTTGAATTGTCAATGGGGTTTTCATTATTTTTACCAAATTTATTCTCTATTAAAAAACTAACTGATGATGCTTCGTGCAACATATTGTTTTTTTGATAGTAATGTTGTAGTTCACGATAGAACCTAGGAACATCTGGCTTATCAATTAATGCACCGAAAATTTGTAATATTTCCATATTTAATTATATGCACGCAAAAGGAGATCGATGGCAACTGAATATCTTAATAACAAAACATTTGAAACATTGATCGTCCAATTCCAGCAAACCAAAAAAGAAAAAATCAAATACCAATTATTCATGGATGATATTATTGAAACACAAGCAAGAGTATTAAAGCGTGGACAATTTAAAAAACCCGAATCTTGGCTTGTTACTGAAAAAGAATTTAAGATTATATCTTCTCAATTTCAAGAATCACAAGACGAATTGGCAATAGCCTTCTATACTCTTTCTGAAAATATAGTTAGATACGCTAAATTTAATTTGATTGATCAAGATGATGCAGTTCAAGAAGGCGTAATGATATGTTTTGAAAAAATTGATCGCTTTGATCCAAAAAAAGGCAAAGCTTTTAATTATATGACAACATGTATATTAAATCATTTTCGACAACTTTATCGAACAGCTAGAAATTATAATGAATTAAAAAGAAAATATCTTGATTTCATCCAAATTCAACTTGATCAAAAAATTCCTGCTTTAAAAACAAAAAGTTTATACAGGAGGCATAATATAGTTAGCGATACTTGATATTATGTTTATTATTTATTATAATTAAAACAGCCTTGTCGAATAAATTGCTAGGTTAATTTTATAAAAGTTGGTAAAATGACAAAACAAACAAATCTTTTTGATAATATTGAAAACCAAGAATTAATTCAAAAATTGATTGACAGCGGATACTCTAGACTGGTTGATGCTTTTTTGTTAAATGATACAAAAGTTTATACAAAAAAAGGCCGCTTAAATAAAAGCGGCGCTTGCCGTGTAATGAAGTGCAAGCCAAAAGAACTTGAAGATGCAATTATAGCTTGTCAAGAACTTTTAAAAAAGGAATTAAAGGTCGAAGATTCAGAGTGAATCTAATTCCGTAACGGTTGATTCAAGCATCTAATATGCCAGCAGAAATTCTTAAAATGAAAAATATGCTCTATCATATCTTAAAGTTAAATCTACTGTTACAATACCAGAATCTCCCATGTCTAGGTCGCCAAATTGAATGTCTTGGCACCAAACATTCTTCATGTACCATGTTTCAAGCTCTAAGCCAGTACCATCATATAAAGTCAACCGAGCTTCAGGTTTTTTAAATCCAACTGAAAATTTAAATTTATCATTTTCTAAATCATAATATGAATAAATCCACTCCCAAATTTTGTGAGTTGGTTTAGCCATGTCATATAATGTTAATGTTATTGGCTTCCATTCTGGTTTTCCGGGGAAATAAATTGTTTCATTTAAATGTTCCAAACTTAGTTCTTTGAATGAAAGCGAAGGTCTGGATGCTTTCGATGGAGGCAAAGAATTAATTCCCTCTGCGCTTATATCTGGAATCGTTAAAAGCCAACGATTTTTTCTTTTGAAGCAACCATCCACTAAACCAAAACTATCACCCCATCCCATTTGCTGCGCCATTTATAACCTCGATAATAAAAAAGCCTCGTATTTTATATACGAGGCCAAAAATTGAAATTTTAATTTTAATATTATGCGTTGCAACCAAGTTTGCTTGCTTGTGGAGCACCGATACCGCAAGAGGGCGTGTATTCAGCTTCGCTAAACCTTAAGGTTAATTCAAGAGTGGCTTCTTCAGAGTTGCCGTAATCCAAATCGCCAAAGTTGATAGCACTTGGCCAAAGATTTTTAAGCTTCCAAGTTTCCATAGTTGCGCCTGTACCATCATACATGGTAAGAAGTCCAACTGCTGCCCAACCAGCCTCATTTCCATCATTACCTCTACGAGAAGTCTGCGAAAGACTGTTCGGATCAGTAAAGTTGTAAACTGAAGCTAACCAGTCCCATAGACCCTTCATACCAGCAGCGCCAGCACCACCGATATCGTAATAGGTTACACTTAGTGTTTCCCAACTACCTTTACCGGGAATCCACATTTTTCCGTGTAGATAGTTAATTTCAGTTTCTTCAATTGTTAAACTTGGACGGTTTGCCACCTTAACAAATGCGCTTGGAATTTGCTGTTTGTTCCAAGTCACATCAAACGTCCATCTATACTTGCGCTTGAACACGATGGATGATCCACCGAGAGTACTCAAGCCCATATTACCACCTACTATTGCCATTGTTTTCTCCTTTTATATGGTTCCTTTTAATTTTTAGAATGTTTCAGCACCTTGCTGGAAGCTGCCAGTACGGTGAATAGAGAATTCAATAAACATGAACTCAGCAGCACGAGTTGGTTGAACGCCAATTCTAGCACGGAATTCATTGCGGTCAATTACATCTGGCGTATTAAGTTCTTCATCAGCTTTAATAATGAATGCAGTAAGACCACGCCCAACTTGTACTTGACGCAGAATGTTTTCTGATAAGGTGATGAATTGCCTTCTGAAAGTTTCATCATTAGGATCGAACAACAGACCACGGCTAGCAGAGCGAATTGCCTTCTCGATGTAAAACATCAGACGGCGAACATTAACACGGTCAAGAGCGGTTGGAGTGCGCTGGAGTGTTTTTTGTCCAAATACCACAAATCCCTGAACATCAGCGAATTGAATAATTGGATTTACGCAGTTTCGGTTGCCATACATTGTATCACGTTCTTCCAAAGTTGGACGAATGTATACATCTGTTATGTTTGGAACAACACCACGATTAAGACCTGCTGGAGCAAACCAAGGAGCAGAAAGAAAATCGCTTCTTGCAATGACTGCCATAACTGATCCGCTTGGTGGACACCATACGTCTACCTTGTTATAAGCATCATATAGCTTAACCCAAGGCCAGTACAATGCTCCGAAATCGCTATCAAATCTAGTATTGTTAAGTGGATGAGTACCGTTCTGCCATGCAACAACTTCCTTAACGGTTAAACCGAATGGAGCATCAATAATTGCAAGGCAGTCTTGACGATAATCACGACAAAACATTAGTAGTTCTTGAACAACAGCAGTACTGCTGTGCCCGGGAACTGCGATAAGATCGATGTTTACTTGTTCAGGTTCACTGAGAGTATAAATGCCTGTGTAGCCAAGAGGGCTACCCATCAAAAGAACATCTTGCTGGTCAGGATCTGAGGGAATACCGTCAGTGCCATCTGCTAATTCATAAGTCCCATTTGCAGGGCCTGCTAAAATAGAAGTATTGTCGGTAACTCTAATGTAATCAGAAACAAGGGCAAGATATGTTTCAACATAGAAACGACTTGCTGCGTCTTTTGTCAGATTACCCCAAGATTCTACCTGAACGCCATTTGTAAATACTTCTACATCAAAGAACTTAGTATAAATGTCGTTTGTTACTCTTACTTCAGTGTAGTTTCCATCAATACCGGGTGAATCAGCATTAATAGTGAAAGATACGTCTTCAAGAGTATTAGCGCCGCCAACAACCAAACCAAAAGTTTCAATGTCAATTGCGCCACTTACGCCTTCAGGACTTGTGCCAGTTACGGTAAGAGTTGTAAGGCCAAAAACTTCGGTGCTAGTAGGCTTAATGCGAAGACGAGCATCTTCACCGTGATGATTAGTCACAAAGCGAAGTTGATTTCCTAGCGCAATTGCTGTCCAACCACCGGGAAGAGTTCCGCCGTTTTCAGTCTTCTGATCATTAATATCAGTCACAACATCGCCGATGCTTGTGTATGAAGCTCCATCCACGAATGTAATGGTCTGAACAACTTGATCAATCAAAACATTATCAGTTCCGTCAACAACAATTTCAATAAACTGATCAACTAAACCTGCAAAATCATAGTTTCCAACAGTCTGATAACCATTGGTTGGCCAACGATCATTAACACCTGTTACTATAGCACGGGTCATGCCTGTGCCAAGACCAGTAGGGTTGTTACGAATGTCACCATCTGTCAGATCGGAACTATCGTCAACCTCGCCACCGTAAATTGCATTTTGAATTGAAACCAGTTCAAGGCTGGAACTAGATCCATAGGCCCAAACGGTTTTAACTCCAATGAAATCATCGGGTGAATCAGTGTAAGTATAAAATTCGATACCATCATTCTGAAAATCCAACTGATCATTCAAAGCCGTTTCAAGTTCCTCAGTTGTGTAAGTGTCAGCAAGAACAACCAATGTCTTAGTTGAAAGTTCGCCGTTAAGCTTCCAACGGAAGAATGAGTCTTCGTCAAAAGTGTAAGGGCCAGCAGTCGCTGACTGAATTTCAATTATTGTACCTGCTGCTGGAACATCAACGCTAGCGGTCAATGCCTGCTCATCACTTACTGGATCGGTATCTGCAACACGCACTACATAAAGAGTGTTAGCTACAAGAAGATACTGATCGGCTGCATAAATGAGGAAAGGATCACCTACATCTGGATGTGGATTTCCGAAAATAGTGTGCAACTGACGTGAAGTAGCAATCGCAATAGGAAGATTGATTGGGCCTTTAGAGGCAAATCCAACCAATCCTGCTGTATGCGTTGACTGTTCAGGTGCGATGAAGCTCAAGTCTTTTTCAGCAATTCTAACACTTGGGCTGATTGTATTAGATGGTGGAAAACCTTTAAGAATCGCCATAGTCTTATTCTCCCTTTCGTAACTTGTTTGTTATTTGCCTTATGGAAATTAATCCATCTTTTTCTGCTCTATCTATATATGGTGTTGATCTTTCATCTTCCAAAACTAAAATATTTTTTCCTTTACCAACTCCCGGTAGATTCAAAGTTGTGAAAGACTTAGTGGCTCTCCTAGACCTAATGATCAATTGCACTGGGTGTCTTTTTCTATTCGTTATTTCTAGCATTCTAGTTCCTTTACTGACTGTTCAATTCTCATCAAAACTTCTGTTATTTCTTCTTCTTTTAGACCATCAACAAAGTCAATC